AAAGGGCATTATAGCATATGGTTGATCTAAATTGTCACCTCGTTGGTCATTGTTTCCTTTTTTAAATAACGTTGGTATCAATGGCGATAATTGTGATAATATTGGATTTCCAATACCCGAAAATCCGCCAGCAGCGGCTCTAAGCCCTACTTTTCCGAAAATTGATCCCGGTACAACGTTTCCAGTGTTTTGAACAATATCGAAACGATTTACATATGTAGATCCAGGTTGATTATTTGTTGCTGGATCAATTTCGTCACGATTAAATTTGTCCGGAGGTGTTGTTATTGTTATAGTATCTTCATATAATGATTGAACTGGAACATTAATGGATCCAGGAAATATGGTATTTCCGTATTCATTAGGACTAATGCCATTATTCGTTGTAGGAAATGTAGTATTACCATACAGAATAGGACTAGTATTACTAGTAGATGTGGGAAACGTAGTACTACCATATGGATTTTGGTATGTCCAATTGTATATTCCTGTTTGTGTTGGCATCTTTTATATCTCGTTTCTTATACTATATTAGTATTGTTAAGTTGTTGTCCTTGACGAATTTGTAAACTTGAACGTATTTTATCGCCATCAAATACATTTGTAACATGAAATGACATTCCTTTTAATGCTGCTATTACAGCCGATGTATCTCCGCCACCTCGATTTGCTAGAGCCTGTCGTGCATTTGGCATTGCAATTATATCATCATCTGGATCTAATGCAAAAGATCCTTTTGGACCTCGTACAATATTACCGGTACCGCTACCTGGAATAAAAATATCTTTTTCTGCTGTAATGCCAGTGCTTTCGCCTAGCGCTTCCTTAGCTCCTTCGATTTTACCGGTGGAAACATAATCATATGCATCTTTCAATGTTTTAGCAAAGCCTCCCGCTCCAAAGACGAAATCCATAAATTTATTATTTGTAAATGTTGATGCTAGTTTGTCTGCATTATTTAATGCTGCAATTTGCATGTCTTGACTCATATCTGCTAAGTGTAGTACTGCTGAAGCCATTTTCTCTGGAGTACCATATGTTTCTAATATTTGTTTAGCTTGTGCTTGTTGTGCTTCATCTTGACGTATTTCTATTTGAGTTCGTTGATCGTCTTTATTAGCTTGTTTATCAAATTGACCTGCTAAAACTGCGTTGTTGCTAGTTTGAGTTTTAAATAACTTATCAGAAATTTCTTGATTTGCTTGTAGTTGTTGATATGCGCCGAATAATTCATCTTTACTTAATCCAAACATATCTGCAACTTGGTTTGCTAAATAAATATTATCTTTTAATTTCTCACCATTTTTTCCTAAAAAATCAGTTAATAAATCAACTTGTTTATTTGCATCTTGTTGTATAGCTGCTTTTTGTAATTCAGCAGTTAAACTTTCTCCAGAAGTGGTTGTTAATTCTTCTCCTGATAATATTTGATATTCAATCTCTGCTCCAATTGCTTTTTCGATATCTAACATACCTTCAGCAACGCCTTGAACTTTTTCTAAAGATAAGCCCAATTGTTTAGATTTTAATACAGCTAAACCTAATTGTTTTGGATATTGACCCATTGTAGCTTGTATTGAAGCTGGCAATGATCCTAATCCGTCAATCAAATCAGTCATTGCACCAGTATAAAATCCTTCAACTTCTTTAGCCAATGTTGCAACTGCATCTCCACTATTCACAAATTGATTAGCTAAATTGCCTTTTTGAGATTCTTTATTTGCAGTTACTTGAAATTTTAAAAATCCTTGAAATGCATCATCAGATACTTTTAATTTATTTCGTATTAGATCCGCTTCTTTTGAAATTTGCGTAGTAAATACATCTCCTGATTTAAAGAATTTTGCTTGGCCGGCGAATGTTTTGTTTAATTCTACTAAATATGTTTTTAATTTATCAGAATTAGCTCCAATACTTTGACCCAATTTATCAAATTGTTGGCCTAATTTTGCAGCATTTTTTGTACTAACTTTTAAGCCGGCTTGTACTTTGTAATTTCGTTCTTCTAATACATTTAGTTTTTCATAAACGTCTTGTGTTTGTTTAGCTAAAAAACCAAATGCATTTTCTCGGGCAATATCTTTGCCGGCTTGTTGATATTGATCAAAAATACTTTTCAGTTGTTTTTGTACATCATCGAATACATCACCTTGTTTAGGTTGCATTTTCAAACGCTTAATTAACTTTAACTGATTTTCTGATTGCATCGTTTCATTTCCATTTTATATAAATATTTACAATGGAGATTTTACGATGTTTGGTTTAGACTTCTTTTTTCTTCTAGCTTGGTCTGCTGCATATGCAGCGTCGTCTTGCATTTTATTTATTTTCGATATCCAAAATCTACGAATATATACTGGCATATTATATAATGTATTCCAGTCCCATCTACCAGCGCCATGCCATACTAAATTAAAAAGGCTTTCATGAAGTGTTACTCGATCTTCTGGTTTAAAACCAAAAAAAGTCTGTTCCAAGCGGAAACCCTGCTGTGAAGGTGCCTCCATTTTCACCTTCAAATTCATATGACATTAAAATACTAGGTGTATTCTCTACAATATATTGTCTGAATTTTTTTGATTCAATAGCTAAGAATTTGTAACGAATGAAATCGCGAATATCATCTATTTTTCTAGAATCATTGATTTGACATATTGTTTTTTCTAAAAATTGTGAAATTTTCATATCAGCAATATCATCGCTATTCAATAAAAATTTAAATTTTAAAACTGTATTATCAGGTAATACATATTCAAATTCACCATTGTCATCTGATTGTAAATTAAATTCTGAATTTTTTAATTTAGTTAAATCAACTACACGTTTTAATTCAGCTTTTGTATCCGGGTCAATTACTATGACATCATAATCTTTTCCATAACTTAGAATACGTGCTGCAATGATCAAACCATTTTTGTCAATTTTTGTAATAGTTGAATAATCAACAGGTGTTACAATTAATGCTTCTAATAATTTGTCTAAAACTACGCCTTCGCGCATATAAGATGGATTAGTTAAAATATCCTCATCATATGCTGTCATGTAACGCATTTCTATAGTTCCGTTACGAAGTGGATGATCTATAGGATACATCATTCCGTTACTTACTAATTTGATAATTTCTGATGGGATCGTACTACGCTTTTGTTGCTCGTATTGAGCCTTTGCTAATTGTACTAAATCTTGATTTGCAATTCGGTCTGTCATTCCACTCATTTAAACTCCTATAACTTTATTATAAATATGTGCGAACATAAAAAATGGGGGTGTTTAGCCCCCATATAAATGCATTCTTAGTATTGTAATATTGCGTAATCGTATTTCAATGTCAACTCAATTGTTACAGCTTCTTCTGTTCCCCAATCCATTTGACCAAAATTTGCTTCAGAGATAAAAGCACCTTGCAATGTCCAGTTTTCAATCTTTTCACCTAATGCAGATAATGAATAAAATTCTATATTGCGTTTGTAATCTGATGAATAACCATCGCGACCTGTTAATGATTCGTGGTGGAAACGTACCCATTCCATTACATTTTGTGCACCTTCACTTGTAATAGGATCATACAATGTGATAGAAACATCATTCCAACGGCTTTTTCCTTTAACCTTGCGGTCAACGTTGATATGATCTAAAACAATCTCGCCATTTGTCATTGATGGACGAGCTGCTGCTTTAATTAGATATGCAGGTATATTTGTTCCAGCTAATTGCATGATAAATCTATTAGCATATTTCGGTTCCCACGAAAATGCACTATCAAATAAATCACTTTGGCTAATATCTGGTAATGTTGGTGTTAATGCCATTATGTTCCTCTTTTTGTTTTATATAAATATCGGCAAAGTAAAAAAGGTAGAACCTAAGTCCTACCTTTCTTAAAAATGTTTATTATTCTACTATACCGGGAAACTTGCTCCTGTTGGTTGAATATTGAAATCAAGAATAATAAATTCCGCAGTGCGGGTTGGTTGAAGGAATATTTGACCATATAAAATATTTTGATCAATTAAGTCCGGTGTGTTATTTGATTGATCCATAACAACACGGAATTGATATAATCCTTGTTTTTGTTTCACCATATCTAAATACGGATTAACAATTGATAAGAATCTCAATCTCGTTGCATCTGTATTTTGTTCGAATACTAAATAGCGAGTTGAAGATGCAATATATTTCTTAACAGCAATCAACAAACGACGTACATTTACGCGGTCTAATGCACTTGGACGAGCCTGTAAAGTCTTTTGACCCCAAACAACTACTCCTTCATTAGGGAAGTTCGCAATAGGGTTAACACGAGCATTATACAATGCATCGCGGTCAGCTTGTGTCAAATTGGTTTTTGTAGCACTAACTGCTGTTAAACTACCACGATTCAAACCAGCTGGTGCATACCATGGATTTGCATTTTGATCTGTAAATGCTAATACTCCAGGAAGCATTACTGATGGTGGAACAAACATTGCTACACCTGTATCAGGACGACGAATTTGAAGCCATGGCCAATAAGTTGCAGTATAGCTACTATCCAATGTTGAAACTTGATTAATTACGGTTGTAATTGAATCTGTTGCTGCATTTGAATCCATTACATAGAATGTGTCTTGACGATTTTCTGCCAATTGACGTGCTGCATTTGTTACAATTGGGTGAAGACTTTGAATGATACCTGGTGTAACAAGTAAATTCATATCATAGTAATCAGTATTGCTTAACAATGCAAATGCTTTATTATAAGCCGTTGTACCTGCCGATGTAGTTGAGTTACATGCAAATCCAAATGTATTTGCTGCAGTAATATTCTCTCCGGAATATTTTTTCAAGTTAGGTTTAGCTCCATCGAAGCCACCTTGCATTGGTACAATGAATTTACGTGTTGACAATGCAACGTTGGTAGACATAGTTGAACCTGTCAATGCACCTTGCAATGAATTTGAATATGGTGCAGATGATGGGAAGCCCAATGCTGCATCTTGACTCACATCTCCTAAATAGAAATCTGAATTGCTACCAGTTGTTGATCCAGATGTTGGAGTTGGAGCTAAATAATTCAAGTTGTTTGTTACTGAAAAATTAAATCCAAAATAAGTATTAGTATTAATACCTGTCGAACCTACTTGTGTAGTTGTATATGTTACTGGTCTAAGATTGAATGATGCAGATGCATTTGGAATAGGAGATGTAACAGCACGGAATCCAAATGGAATCAATGCATTGTTATTTGTTTTATTCTTAACTGCATTTGTTACTTCTACTCGTACATATGAAGATAAATTTTCATAATCTCCAGAAATTGTTAATCTACCATCATTGTCAATTGTTCTAACTTTATCACCAATAACACGTGCAATATAACGAGGTGATGTTGGATCTAAGTTTACATTTGTATATGTTTCAATTGCAGGTGAACTATCTGTATCAGTTACTAAACCATAATAAGGTTGAGCAGCTGGTAAATTTGCGTTGTTAACTCGACGAATCTCAACTGTAAACGTTGGATATTCTCCTGATATTGCTTCTGGTAAAGTTACAATGTCACGAATACCAATTTTTGTTTCATAGTTAACATTTGTACCATGGGACAATGTATGGAAACGGAACAAGTCAACAGCCGTACCACTTTGTTTTTGTGATGTGATCCAAGGTGTTGATGCTGTTTTATAATCTTCAACAAATTCATATGACGGTAAATATGCTAACGACATTGTTACATGTGCTAATGTTGCAAATGCTGATGTTGCTGTCGGATTTTCATATTGAACGTAAACTGGATATTGAATTGATTTTGGTGAGTTACCTAATGTTGTAGACACATAATTATTGTCTGTACTAACAATTGATAATGGAATAGCCGAACCATTCCCTGCCAAAAATGATGAAAATCCAATTGCTGAATCTTGTGCTGCTGC